TTCGGGTGTGGCTCCCGTTACTACCGCCGAATTTCGTTGTGCACGAACGGCATCGGATAAATTTTTGCGGTATGTGCTCAATAGATTCTGTACGTCGGAGCGGTTCAAGATGTCTTGATAATAATCTTTCTTGAACATGTTTTCGTTTTCCTGTAATTGCTTGTCCAACTGTTTTTGCGCTTTCCTGTTTGCGGAAGCGGAGCCCAATCCTCCTGCGAGTATCCCGCCGAGAGATCCGATGAGTCCTAATATTGTAAGAGGTTCCATAGAACTTTATTTTTTTATTGCAAAAATCGCTTTTCTCTGAAATCAAGGGCATACGTCTTTGCCATTTGTTTGGATATAACACTTAAAACGAAGCCTCCGAAATGGGCTTTTTGTGACGTATAACTGCTTTATTTACAACCTTTGGAGGGTCCATACTACCCGAGATGTATAGTCCTATCGCCCGGGACATGAGCAAGTCGTCATGTTTTCCTTCTATCGCACCATAAGCTCCATTTTTCTTTTTTTCATAAGTATCATGCTCATCAAGAACTTCTTCTTCCCGCTCGATATAGCCATTATCACGGATTATTTGTATCTGATTATTGATAACCATCGATTTGGTGGTTCTGTTGGTATGAAATCCCCAACGGGCAGGTGCTCCTTCTTTAATCTGCGAAGGAGGAGATTGCCGGGCATACAGGTTTTCATAAGAGGCTGCGACAAGGTCAAGAATATATTCTGCGTCTCCTTGGTCGGAAGCCTCCGTTTCTAATGTATTGCTTTCAAAAACCAGTAAAGCGGTATTATACCACAAGGCTATCTGGGTAGCCTTCCACGCCAATATATCGTGATCGATATGTCCTCTCCAAGAAGCGACAATCTCGGGTTTTCCTCCATACATAGTCCAATAGCGGTCTATCACACTTATCACAGACCAGTCGGCAGAATGGGATCGTCCTCCAATATCTACGGAAACAATATAACGATTGGATATATCGAACTCGGTATCGGGTTTTTCCCATACTTTAAGCAAGCCGGTTGTATCTTCTTTGAAAGATAGTTCTCTTAATGAATCTTTCCCGGTTATAGAATGTGTATCGGACTGTAATTCACCCCGCCAACAAGGAGACTTCGTATTTTCTCTCATACGGTGGATAGCATAACGATCGAAAACTCGCTCTCCTGTGTTTGCAAATGCTTCTACATCATCGGAAGGGAATTCGCTTTTCATTTGCTGTTCCTCTTGGTATGTTTTCCTCATGTCCCGATACCATGCAATACCTTCGAGCGTGGCTCCTAGTTTCCACAAATATCTTTCGTAATCGGTAAAAGAGGATATAAGCCGCTTATAATCGTCGACAGGTGTCTGATACATTTCTATATCGTACCATGGTATGAAAAGCGGCATTTTGTCGGATTTCCCGTCTTTGGCGTTCGTATATTCGGTATGAAAGTAATCCCCGACACCTTGTGCCGTAGATTCCATGACAATGACGGAATAAGGAACCATAGGTATGGACGAACAAATGGAGGCTATCAAATCGGCCGTTCGTTTTTTAGGCGTGTCTTCATACAAGGCTACCTCTGAAAAATGGGCCATGGCTATATCTGAACCTCGAACGGAATTGGGTTTTTCTGCCGAACCGATCGTTACACGAGCCGAGACTTGCGGAATATAATATACATTTTGTGTACGTTCGAACGGCTTGAATTTGAGCGGACTATTCAATATCCAAGAAGGATAATTGTCGAGCAGCTTGGTATACATCGCTTTGATATTTAACGAGGAGTCTTTATGGTGCGCTGCTATGACGCTATTCCACTGATGTTTGTGTACAAGCTGAATCCAAGCCATATAGATTTGTGTGAGCGTTGAACCTCCCCATTGTCGGGATTTAAGTAGAATCACCCGGATAGGTTTCCCTGCACGACGTTGCTGTTCGAATAGTTTTAGGAGTTTTCTTTGAGACTTATTCAAAAGAAAGGGTATATCGACCGATGTCATCTTGTCTTTTATCGTGACTGTGGCTATCGCCCAAAACTCAAAATCGTATTTAATCCGCAGCAAAAAAAATTGACGGTCTATTTCTCGAATAAGCTGGGGTGTGGCTTGTTGATGAAGCCCGTTTTCAAGAAGATTTTTATAGGATTTTTCTTGGGAAAGTATCTGTACCCAGCCATTTTCCTCATACATATCGGCGGGTATATGTAGAGTCCCGAACTCTTCGATTTTTATTTCTTTTCGGGGTATTACATCTGACCCCTCTCCCGTTACCGGATCATACGGTTCCGTAAAAGACATTCTCCTTTTTCTGTTCTCTGCTATTATTTCAGAGTAATTCATTCGATGCCTCCTTCCTTTTTTGATTGAAAAAAGCATCTTTTCTTCTCATGGCTATGATATGCCTCGCCGTACGAACAGAAATATAAAATTGTGGAGCCGGAGAACGAATCGCCCTTCTAACTGCTTCTGAAAACGATATGCGATCATCACTGGCTTGAATTTCACAGGCTTTTTTGTATAGGTCGATGTACATCTTTTGCTTTATGGGACAAGATGTTATTCGTTTCCCTTTTTTTATGTTCAGAAGATTGGTTATGGCTTTTTCATTACCGATATAAAACCGCTTGGAAGGGGATTGAATCGCCGCTTGATAAATGTAATCACACATTATTCCACCACACAAATTGAGGGTGTAGTAGAACGTGTCACAGAACTCTCGGTCTCTGCTTTCTTGATAATCTAATGTAGGCATACGCAATTTGATTTGCGTATGTTGGGTATCGGTTTGATGCAAATATAAGCTAAAAAATCGATTTTGCAATGACGTACTGCCCTAAAAATCGCACTGACCGATTTTGCAATGACGTACCGTCCTAAAACTATGAAAATGAGATTTTTGTGTTGAGTTTTTTTTGAACCCATCACAAAAAATCGTATGGAAAAAGATAAAGAAGAAATTACAGCACAAGTTGAAGCTCCATCTGGAACAGTAGATGAAACCGTAAAAGCCGAATCTCCTAAAAGCGGCCGATCGGTATGGGTAGAACGACTACGTACGACTTACCCGGATAAAGATGTAGACTATGAAAATGACGATGATGCTTTCTACTCGGTATTAGAGGATTTTTATAATACCAGAGAGGATAGAATCAGAAAACTTGACGAGGGTAATAAATCTCTCACAGAAGCATTGGCTCGTGAACCGGAAGCGGGATTATTTCTAAGTGAATTAATTGCAGGGAGTGAAGTATTGCCTGCCCTTGCAAAAAGTTATGGAGATATTCTCGGAGCTGTCTCGGGTGACGAAGAATCCATGAAAAAATTTAATGAAGGACTTTCGGCTCGCCGGGATTCTGAGAAATCATTTAACGAAATCAGAGCAAAACAAGAGGAAAACGCAGCCCGTAATGCAGAGACCATCGGCTCGTTTTTCGAAGAAAAATCGGCCGACGACGCAGAACGGACGGCCTTTGAGGATTTTGTATCGTCTCTGGCCGACAGCATTTTCACTTTCAATTTCGACCGCCCTACCCTCGATGCTCTTTGGAGGGCATACAAACATGATGAAGACGTGACCGAAGCGGCCACTGTGGCGGAAGTAAAGGGGAGAAATGCCAATATCGAACTCCAAAAAAGGAGCGTAAAGAACGACGGGACACCCAATCTGAACAGGGAATCGGCAGATAGGATAACGGCGAATGTGACTGTCCCGAGGAGTAAACGAAGGGGGATTTTTGAAAGAGGAGAAATTGTTTAACAAAATAGGTAAAAAAGATGAAAATTTTAGGTAAAGAAGTGAATTGGAAATATATCGCTGTCGCCGGCGGTATTGTGTTGTTGTTTTTATTGTTGTGCTCCTTCGGGTTGTTCACATCAGGTGAAACGGTCATCGGACTGGCCGCAACGGTTCCTCTGGCAGGAGGTGGTGTGAACGTTACGGACGAGCCGGTATCGGCAGACTTGACCAAAGAGGTGTCGCCGGATTTGTTGAAAGCGCATATAGACAAGGAGGTTTGCCGGATTATGCCTTCGTCTACACCGGTAGACACGGTGAGCCGCAGCGGTCGGGTGATTTCGGTAGGTTCCCGTGAATATGAGTTTTATTCGTTAGACACCAAACCGGCTTTGACAACCTTGAAAGCGAAATATACAGAAACGGCGTCGGCCGGTGCGAAGCTCGACACGGCGAACAACGATTATTTCGAAGTTTCGGACACGATAAAGGTTATCGGTGTAAAAGGTTATGACGAGGGAGGAACTACTGAAAAAGACGAGTTGGTTCTCTATGTAATGAGTAAAGATGCCGACGGTAAACTGAATGTCTTGGCGGTGAATGGTAAAAAGAGCGGCAGCACACCGGGTATAGTACCCACCATCGAAGCCGGAACTGAACTCCTGCGAATGGGACGAGCCGGAGCGGAGAAAGATGCACAAACTGCACAATTCGAGACCTTGCCTACCAAAGAACAGAATTATGCCCAAAAGTTCTGTACGCAAGTCGAAGTTACTGATGTATATCAGGAATGGACGGAAAAAGAAGTCGATTTCACGTTCACAGACATGGAACGCGATGCCATTTGGGAAATGAAGCGAGGTATGGAAATGAATTTCTTGTTCGGCAAAAAGAACAAATTACGTGATACGACCAAGAAAGAGGACGTGTGGTTTACTGAGGGCATCTGGTGGCAAGCCGGTAAAGACTGGACTTATGACGCAGAGGCAGGAATGACCGCGAAAGATTTGATAGCTCTCTGTAAAACGGCTTTAACGGGAAATGCAAGCAGTAAGAAAAAACTGGTTTTCGCCGGAAGCGATTTTATCGAACAAGTGACGAACCTCGATATTCAGAAAGTCATGCAGGGGGATCAATACAAAGCCGAACTTGGGCTCACGTTCGATTCCATTCACTCGAAATTTGGAGATTTGTATGTGGTATATACAGAAGCATTCGATCTGGCAGGCATGAGCAAATGTGCCCTTGTGGTGGACGATAACTATTTGACCAAATTTGAATTCAAGTCGTTGTCGAAAGAACGCAGGGATTTCAAAACTGCGGGTATACGTGAGACGGAAGGAGAATTTATCCAAGAAATTTCGGGCATTGTATTGAAGAACCCGGGTGCTCACGTTCGTATCACTCCGAAAGCTGAATAAAAAACAAACAGGGGGAGTATCTTTCATCGATACTCCCCATAAATCATAGAAGTTATGTTGAAAGTATATAAAACCCAGACTTACCTGAGTATGCCGATAACCGTGAAAGGTAAATCGGTCCGCATTGAGTTCAGAGGGAATAAATTCACAGGCGGATTTTTCTCGACCAAAGACAAAAATGTGCAGAAAGCGATAGAGTCTTCTAAGGAGTTCAACAACATTATATTTTTAGATGCTGTCGAGGAAGAACCTGTAAAAGAGAAGGAAGACAGAAGGGTAAAAATAGAGTCTGTAAAATCGTTTCAAGAAGCTGTCGAATATCTGAAAGGTGAGGGAATTATCGCTAAAACGCCGGAAGAAATCAACTCGGCAGCCGAAGAATTGAACATTTCATTCCCTAATCTAAAATAACCCCATGCAAATATCCCGATTATCTTATCTGGTCAAGGTCGTTATCGATGAAGTCATTCCGTCGACCGTCGAAATTTCATATAACGACATGCCCATAGATGACAGGGTAAACAGCCTTGCGGAGTCCTGCGCAAAAGAGACTTTACTGGCTTCTCCACTGAGATATTTGCCTCACAAAGATATACCGGGAAATGTAGAAATATATGGAGACGGGAGTGGATATGTGTTACTCCCCTCCGATTTCCTGCGTCTTTTTTCTTTTAAAATGGAACTTTGGAAACGTAGGGTAAATAATAGCATAACAGAGGAAAGTGAAAGTTATCTGCTACAAAAAAATCCTGTTACACGAGGTGGCATAAATTTCCCCATATGTGCGGTGGTTAACAGTGAAAAAGGGCTCATTTTAGAATGGTATTCTGTCCCTTCTTATGTAAGAATGCCCAAATGCACGGAAAAAAGATATGTTCCCATACCTGAAATAACGAACTCTGAAATAAATATTCCACAAGGGCTGGAAATGCTCATGGTATATATAACAGCCAAAGAAGTACTGATGAGTTTACAACAATATGACATGGCAAAAGCTACCGAAGAATTGATACTAACGGAAATGAAACAATTATCTATATAAATCGACATGTGTAGAATATTCAAATGCAATCGAGCCGGGAAATATATCGGTTTTTATAACAGGCTGGAAGATGCCATGCGGGATAATCCGATGGCGCAAAGGGACTGGTTTTTCACCAACGGGGAAACATTGAGCGTTTGGATGTTCGACGGGAACCGCTGGCTAGATACCAACAGGGCTGTCGGAGCTGTGAACATGATCGACAACCCGGGAACATTTGTTCCTGATGTTCTAGCGGGTGAAAGTAAGACTTATTTTTATATCGCCCCCCAAGCAGGAGAATATATCTTCACTAATTTTGGAGGGATTTCCGTATCAGTAGAAAAACCTAGTCTTATATCTATGGATTGGAATGGGATCGAATGGGGCGATACAATCTGTGAGTTTCCTGTTCATGGAGAGGAATTATTGCCGGAGGTCGAACTAAGATTCGTGAGTTTACCTAACGACGATGTGAGCGAAGTATACGGTAGCCGTGAATCTAATACTATAAAAAATTGCTATGTGGAGTTTCGAATGTCGCAAGGCTGGGATTTTATCAATAGAGAGAAAGAAAATATTTATTTGTGCCTGAACCGATGGAAGAGTAAAAATATGGCACGTAAATCTACCAGCCACAGAAAATGGGTTACGGTTTATGATTTCTTTAAAACAGGAGATGACTTGTCTCATTGTTATCCCAATAAAGGAGAATTTCTGAACGGTTATTATAGATACGAAATGAAAGGGCTTCCTTTTTGGACACAATCTAGAATAAAACCAGTCGCACTCTCGGATTTAATTGTAGGAGAATATCATGGGGAATGGATCAGGATACCTTACTCGATGGAAAGCATTATGCGCAGATTTATATACATGCGTAATCAAAAAAGTGAACACGATTGGGAGGTCGTGCCTCCTCAAAAATTTTTCGATTCGAGCGGAACGAGTGCTGAAATGGTTTGTTCCGGAGGAAAGATGAAGATGTCACATGATGAAGGACATGCTAACTTTGTCAGTCTCACTTTGGGATTGTGTTTAGCTATAAAAGACTTATCGGTGACTAATTATGAAAAATGGATAAAAGGCTGTATGACGGCCTTCTGCGGAAGAATGGGTTATACTCAAAAACTGGGATTGTTCTATAATGCTACTTTATATGGGAAAAACAGGTTTGTTAAATAACGGGAGGTGTATTATCTATTTTTTTCTGCTCCGGCAGGAATTGTAGAAGGAGTTTCTGCTCCGGCAGGAATTACCGTTTCATGCACTTCCCTTTTTATATGTATAAATTATGGAAAATATCAAACTACCCTTAGATTCGAATCTAAACCCTATCGGGGTTTTGCAGCCCGGCGGGAACATTACGTTAGATGAAAGTGAAAACTTCGAAATTACGGAGTCGGGGATATACCGGATATTTACCGAGTCCGGCACTAACGGCATTGCCGAACTCGAATTTGATATGAACGGAACTATATCTAATGTATATAGTACAGTTGGGACAATAGAATGTTTTTATATCTCGAAAGGTACATTTTTTTATCCGGTATCTGGTTCCTTCCGTGTTACTAAAATGATTTAGCCATGAGTTTAGGAAGATTGGGATTGATACAAGCCGGGCAACCTTCGAAGCAGTGCCCCACGTTGGCGGAAATGACGGCCGACGCTACGGCCACGGCTGCCGATATTATGGCTGGAAAAACGGCGTATGTACGGGGCGAGAAGTTGACGGGCACGCTCGTACCCATTACCAAAATCGACGTGGCGGCGGAGGGGATTAAATTCTCTTATTCTACATTCGAGGAAGTACCCGAAGTATTCGATTTCTCGAATGTGACGGATTTGTCATACATTTTTGACACCTGCAAATCTCTAATTTCTTTACCTTCAAACTTAAATTGGGGGAAAATGACTAATGTTGTGGCGGCTTTTCGTGGCACAACAAGTCTAAATGATGAAGTAAATATAGAGCCGTTAGATGTGCCGTCATTAGAAGGAATTTTTCAGAGAAGTAATATAAGTAAGATCTTAAATTTATCCGTTCAAAGTGCATATACCGCATTTAACGCCTTTGAAAGTTCAAAACTAACGGAAATAGGCAATATCGATTTACCGGATATCGTCACCGCAACATACGCTTTTTCAAATATTCCTATCGTTCATTTCCCGAAGATAAATATTCCGAAAATTGCTAATTGTAGCTTTATATTCTATAATAACCAATCCATGCAATCTCTTGAATACTGGGATTTTTCGAACGTAACAGAAGCAACAAACATGTTCAAGGGGTGCTCGGCTTTGTCGTCGATCGGCGATGTGATCTTCTTACACACCGCTCTATCGCTGGCAGATTCCCCGAATATCGATGAAGATACTTTAAAACTGTTAGGAGGATTTGCCTATGCTTCCGGAGAAAGCGGTGTAGCTCCTTTAAAAACTTTGGGACTACCGGCCGCTACGTTGACATTTAACACGGCTGCACAAACTTTTTTGGAAACGGAAGGTATCATAGCGAAACTGACAGATGAAAATTGGACGGTTAATTTCGCCGATTCGATGTAATTGATACAAGAACACAATCAAACAAAACCTCATAAAAAACAAATACCCATGAATATAGAAGAAAAAACCTATCAAAAGATTACTCCCGCAACGGAAGGTAATTACCTGACTACCTACCGAGAAGGCGATGATATAAAGACTTACGAGGTAGTAAAAGCGATGTACACGCCGGCAGACTTCGACGCTTCGTCTGTAAGGGAGATTACACCAGAGCAACATCTAAGCTACCAAAAAGCCAAAGAACAGGCTTTGCAGGAGGAAACAGAATAAAAACAGAAACATTGATATGGGAGGGATAAACGAGGCTACGGAGGTAGCCAGAGGGATAAGCGAACAGGGGTTCTTGGTGATGACCGCAGCATTCTTCTTGGTGTTGTCGGCCATGATGATGGTGGCCTGCTTCAAGTGGTTCAAGTCGATTATCACCAAGAGTATGGAGGATTACGGCGAATCCCTGAAAGAGCTTATCGAAAAGACGAATGACCAGAATAACATGCTGTCCGACATATCGGAAGGGTTGAGGCAGGAAACCTTGTTGCGCTTGAAAGTGGTTATAAGCAACGCTATTGACTTGTCTGTCGAGCAGGTATGCCGGATTATTAAAGACGTCCGAGAGGAGAACAACATCGACAAGAAGGAGCAGACAAAAAAGAAAATACACGCAAGGGTGTGGAATGTTCAAGACGAGCGGGCAAACGGATTTAACTATTTCACCTATCACGGCAAGAAGCTCTCCGAGTTCACCAACCCGAAATGGGGTGAATGGGTGGCTGACGTGGTAGAGAGCGAGGTCTATTCTGACAAAGTTAACAACGGTAGAGCCTATGCCAATGTGAAGCAAGTTTACGAAAGGATAAAACACGATTTTTTTAACAGATTAGAAAATGGAAACGATGAAAGCAATTTATGACAAATTGGTAAAGTGGATTGAAAATATTCCCCACGACAAGCTGCTGCATTTTATCGCAGGAGGTGTCATCGCCTCTTTCTTCGCCATCGTGATAGGTGCGACGGCGGAATATTGTGTGCTGTTCTCTGCCATAGCGGGCTGTATCAAGGAGGCTGTCGACGAGTGGAAGAAGCCGGGGGCTTGGTCGTATGCCGACTTGCTGGCGACCATACTGGGCGGGCTGGTGATTCAAATCGAAGTTTGGATTGCCTGACGAAAAAAATGAATTTTTATAACCCGGCGACGGGAAAGCGTTCTTTGACTTCTTGGAATCACCGTTTGATTTATCGTAAAAAAGTATAAGAATTGGTTGCATGTTACGATATTTTTTGTTACTTTGCAACAAGATGATAAGCGATACCTATAAATACGATAGCGTTACGGTTGCAAACTATATCATTGCGTTTGCTAACCAGAATAAGTTTTTCATTAACATGACTAAGCTTCAAAAGTTGTTGTATATAGCTTATGGAGTATATCTTTACGTAAAGAACGAACGCTTGACAAACGAGCACCCTCAGGCTTGGCCGTATGGTCCGGTTTTCCCGACCACTCGAAATAAATTGATAAAAAAGGATTTTTCAGAAATTTCCCTTTCTGATGAAAACCTTGAAAAAATAGCCCGTGATTCCGAAATGGAATCTCTGATGAAACTGGTCTTTGGCAGCTATGGTTCTAAAACTGCCGCCTATCTGACGGAATGGTCTCACAAGCCCGGTTCTCCGTGGGATAGGACCGTTAAGCAGCCTTCATTCAGCTGGGGGGATAGAATCCCGGATAGTTATATCCAAGAGTATTTTAAGACACTAATTTCTCCCAAAGCATGACTAAACAGAAAGATTCTTTTAGCGGCTTGGATTTACGTAGTGAGAATGGTGTCCATATTTCTCCCGACTCAAATTTGGGCGATATAGACGACAAGAATTTATCCGAACAAATACGGGAGCGATATTCACAAGATACACAATTTCGTAAACATTTGGCCAGATGGGTCATGTGGATTATCCCCATATGGTTATTCATAGTAATTGCCATTCTTGTATTTTGCGGGATCGGATTATTTTCATTGGGACCGGAAATATTGATAGCTCTACTGGCTACGACAACTATCAATGTATTAGGTTTAGCCAATATCGTATTAAAGGGTATTTTCCCGAACCGAAAAAAATAAACATTGTTCACATGGATACAAAAGGTTCATTCCCCTATGTCCAGAACTCGTCCGATACGGATTCTCAACCTCCGATACCGGCTGATTATTCTCCAAAATTCGATGAAAGTTATTTAAATTCTTTAATCGAAAAGGCTTATCCTCGTCTAAAAGATGTTGACCCTGTACAATGGCTCGATGAATTGAGGAGAGAGGATTGATAATGCCTTCGGCCTACGTTTGTCCCATTTTCAATAACGGATAAGCCTAACCCTAAGGCTACTCTCTCATACATTCGTTACAAGCGGTGATTCTAAAAAAGTCACCGCTTTTTTTGTCGCCAAAAATGAAGAATGGATATGAAATACTTCACGATGAAAGAACTCACAAAGAGTTCAATGGCAGATAAACTGGGTATAGACAATACCCCTACTCCCGAAGCGTCGGCCCAGTTGTCGAACCTTGTCACCCATGTTTTAGACCCACTGCGGGAGATGTACGGAAAGGCGATAACCGTCAATTCGGGCTATCGTTGTCCCAAACTCAATGCCGCCGTGGGTGGTGCGAAAAACAGCCAGCACATGAGGGGCGAGGCTGCGGACATAACGGCAGGGAACAAGGAGGAAAACAAGAAGCTGTTCGAGCTTATACGGGATAACCTTCCCTTCGACCAGTTGATAAATGAGAGCAATTACAGTTGGGTGCACGTGTCTTATGTGTCGACATCGAAGAACAGGAAACAAATACTGAGCCTATGAGACATATCGTATTCCTATTGTTGTTTTTGGCTGCGACGAGTTGTACCAGACATGTGTATGTTCCGGTGGAAACGACAAAGAGCGACACGGTGTATCTGAATCGTGTGCAGCTCGATTCCATATACATGCGGGACAGTGTTTTCATCGAGAAATCGGGAGACACGATACGTGAGTTCCAATACAAGTACATATACAGGTTCAAGGACAGAATCGATACGCTGTATATATCCAAGACGGACAGCATACAAGTACCCTACCCCGTCGAGGTAGTAAAGTACAAGACTCCTCAATGGTGCTGGTGGACACTCGGTGGCATTGTCTTGCTGCTTGTCCCTTACATCGTGAAATGGGCAACAAAATTGAAAGGACTGGGTTTCTTGATATAATTTGATTTACGACTCTTTCGGGGCTTCGGAGTATAAAGAGGAAAGCCTCAATCTCTTGCTGCTCTTCCAAAACTAACAAGAGACAACATCACGGGGAATGTTACGAGGCTTTCACAGCCTTTAAACAGGAACGTGATGTTTTTTATTGTGTCAACAATCTATAATTTAACAAATATTTAAAAAGGCAAGAGATATGAAAACCAATGAAATTTTTGAACACGTCTTGCAAATCGTTTGCGAAGAATGTGAGTTGTGTTACGGCGAATTGATCAACGGGGCGAACAAAAATGCGGTCGACGCACGTTGCCTGCTCATCTGTGCGTTGGTATCGCTAGGCTTCTCCGAGGAGAACACCGCCGCTTATCTTTCCATGACCCGACAGGGAGTGAACAAATTGAAAAACAGCCTGAAACATCGGTGTTCGGGAAGTTTTATTCTGACAACGACAAATCAACGGGTCAGCAACAGGATAGCCACCGAAATCCGAGGATAGCAACGGCAATAGCCATACGTTTGTATGCGGCCGATATTGGCCGTAACCATCAATTATATCTATATGGAAAGAACGTATGTTTTCAATCAAGAGCCCAATGGTGGCGGAAGCAAGTTCGACATCATGGCTTTATTGCCCAACCTGATGGGTGGTAAAGGGGTCGATCCCGGACTCTTGGCCCTTCTCAATCAGGGAAGGAACAATCAGGACGCTTGGGGCGGAGGCATGTGGTGGATTTGGATTATCCTGCTGTGGTTCTGCTGGGGCGGTAACGGATTCGGAGGTTTTGGCAACCGGGGCGGGCTTCCTGCCGAGTTGAACGGCGATGTCGGACGTGAATACCTGATGTCGGCCATTCAAGGGAACGGTAATGCCATCAACCAACTCGCTTCGTCCTTGAACTGCTCTACCCAACAGTTACAATCCGCCTTGTGCAACATTCAGGGCTTGATTCAGGGTGTCGGCAACCAAGTGGGCATGTCCGCACAACAGATCATCAACAGCATTCAATCGGGTAATTGTACGCTGGCTACCCAAATCGCAGATTGCTGCTGCAAGACGCAAAACGCAATCGAGAGACAAGGATACGAAACCCGTATCGCCACCTCGGAACAAACCCACTCCCTCGTGGACAGCGGCAATGAGAACACTCGTGCCATTTTGGCGAAGCTGGATTCTATCCAAACTCAGGCTTTACAGGACAAGATCACCGCTTTGACGGCAGAGAAGGCTACTTTGGCGGCTGAAATCTCACAACGGAACCAGAATGCGACCATTCTCAACGCGGTAGGGCAACAGATTGCTCCCCTCGCTGCCGGTTTGCAGGCTCTCCAAAGCGATGTGGACGGCATCAAGTGTAAATTGCCCAATACCGTTCCCGTGGTATATCCGAACATTCAGGCTGTAAACACGGACTTGTACCGGGCTGCCGCTTATGGAGCTTATGCGGGCGATGTCGCATACGGGCGTAGCGGTTACGGATGCGGTTGCAACAACTACTGGGGTTAATTCCAGTAAGAAAGGAGGTATATATGTGGCCTAACTTTTTTACAGGGTTTCCCTTTCCGTTCCCGACGCTGGGCAGGGCGAATTTCAACACGCTGCCCACGGTGGCGGTGACGGTCGGCACGGAGAACGTGACTTTGGAACTTCCAAACCATGCGTTCCGTAACAGGGACTATGTGGGAGGATTCTATATCAATCTCCGTCAGGCGATACCCGCCGGAACGACCGCAACGCTTCCCATTCTCATCGGGACGAACGGGGACACGAGACCTCTGCTGGCTTACAACAACGAGCCGGTGACGGTAGAGAATATCGCCGGTACGGGGATCTATGAAATCCATTACAACAAGTACACCAACGAAGTGTACCTTGTCAACGGTGGGTACAGACCTACTACGGCGACGGCGGCAACCAACGTCGCTGCCAAAAGCAAATAATTAACACGGGGCTGCCTTTTATCGGGCAGTCCCATTAAATCAAAAAACTATGTTTCAGAATCTTCGAGCAAACAACCAGTTATTTATCCTTCATAAGGACGAAAATCCCTTAGTGGATATAGGTTCCGTCGTCAGCGTTTCGGCTGCGAAGCCCAAGTACCCCATGCCGACACCTATCGGGCAGATACCCCAGATGGAAATGGTGGTGGACGTGGTGGTCTGCGTGAACGGGCAGAACACGACGTTCCAGAACTTGCCGGCAGGGGCGGACATCGCTGACTTCGGGCAAAACGGCAACATCGTCATATCTTGTTCCAGAGAGGCCATGAACTCGGAAGTGTCGGCTATCCGGCAAAAGAGCTTGGACGAACTGAACCGTCGTAATTACCACGAGAACGTGATTGCCGGGTGCGACAAGATATTGACAGTTTTGAATCCCGAATTTGCGGAAAAGCAAAGGCAGGAGCAGGAGATTGCCACCCTCAAAGGGCAGATGTCCGAAATGAGCAGAAGCATGGCCGACCTAATGGCCATGAACAAAAAACTGATGGAACAGCTCGGTGTTGCTGAAACTAAAAACAAAAAGTAATATGGGAAGAATGTTTGAAATCAACGAGGGCGATAACTCTGAAAAAATGATGGAGTACGCTGAAAAAGCCTACAAGTATACGAAAAAACTTCTCGAATGCTTGGAAGAAGAGGGCTTAGGTGAACGCTACGATGATGACGACTTCGATGACAACTTCGGAGAACGTGGCGGAAGCAGTGGATCAGGCGGTGGTATGGGTCAACGGCGAGGGGTTCGTGGAACCGGTCGTTATTCTCGTTATCGCTAATGTTTAACCAGAAGGGTGTGGTAACTACTACACCCTTCTTAAACTATTTACCTTATGAAAAGAGAAAGTTTAGATATGTACGATGATAGACCAAGAGAAATGACCGCATATCTTAGAAATTATGGTTGGCACTTTAATAAAAAGTTATGTGAATTTGCCATTTCAAAGATGAAGCGGTTAAACCCATCAACCGGAAAGAAGGAGCGAATCGAACCTCTGACACGAGACATCGTAGATGAAATATTGAGTAAATACAATATTAAACTCAACAACAATATTTTATACGATTATGTGTATGTTGCAAATATGTGTAAAGCAGATTTGTATAAATCTTCTGTTCCTGATGAACAACATTTGGCATTGTATATCAAAGATACAATAGATGATATAGATGCCCCAGATGGTACAACTATGCGCCGTTGGTATGCAACAATGATAGCCGGTGGAGAGCCCATTGAATGGGACGATGTTTTATGATACGACAAAAATTTATATTAAAGGAATATGATTGGTCGGTACAGGTCTATTATGCCGTGGATTGCTATTATACCGACGAGATTATGGAAGCTTTATATTCTATTGGCTGTCGTGGAAAAAACTTGTCCGTTGCTTTTGGCAATCTCTCTTCTTGTAAACTTGATACCGGCCTGACATATTCTAACTATTCTACACACGAGACGGTGATGGTAATCGGTATAAATTCTTCCGCCGAAGAGTTTATGAATTCGTTTTGTCATGAGCGAAAACATTTGGAAATGCATATAGCGAAAGCTTTCGATCTCAACCCGTGGGGAGAAGAAGTAGCATATCTTAGCGGAAAAATAGGACAGAAAATGTATCGGGTAGCAAAAAAATTTTTATGCGAACATTGTAGGAAACTAATATAATATATGGATATAGCTAGAATCCTCCGAGCCATATGTTCCGGCAAGTCGAGGAAAGAGGTTTATAACCTGCTTTCGCCGGAAGAGAAGAATAAACTAAACTCTTTGTCCTCTAATCTCGCTACAAACCGAAGAAATCGTAGAGCTCTTGAAAGAAAAATAAGAAAGAATATTAAATAAGGTTCTCATTTTTTCTACCACGGGTGTGTTCTTCTGCGTATTTTCCCAGATTTTCTCCGGCTTAATGAAGATACTACATTATCTGCATTATCATCGGAAAGAGTTTTATATACCATTGCTTCTTGTGGATTTTTAATCATGAGCCAGCGATATATTATGTAATTTATCAGGAACTCCAATATATAATTATCGGCTACACAGATAGATGTATCTGGTATATCTTTATTCATCTGGCATGGATAACAAAGACGGTACAACCTTAAATCGTCGTCTGAAAGTCTATTATCTGGGTCTAAATCACATATATCAATTTGACTCATTTCCCTTTCGTCATCTTCTGGTTCTATGATATAAGCAACCAGTTTATTTTGCATATAGGCATGTGCATCTTTTAAAAATCGCTGAAATAATAAATCATCGTCTTCGGTAAGGGATAATGACACTAATTGAGTGCTCCCATCTTCATTTCGCCGAGAGGCTCCAAGCATAGTTGTAATATTCTTTACTTCGGACAATATTTTTTCTGCCGTATAGTGAAATACATATCTTTTCATCTTAACTTGGTATTAAATGTATTTTTTTCCTGTATATCTAATCTTGTAATGGTTGAATCGGAAAGCATATCGCCTTCTATAAATAGATAGAAGTTCCTCCAAGATGACGGTATTCTAGGGAGTAGAATATCAGATAACAGCGTATCGCTGTTTATGTTCATCGATATGATCTTATAAAATGTTTTGTTATCGTTGGAAACATATATGGAAATAGAAAAATGTCCTCCGGCCAACATACGCAAAATGGAGCGTTCTATTTTTTTGAATCCCGGTGTTCCTAGTGTTATGGGAGCTGTACAAATGGTAACATTTTGTAACTGGTTGGACTCTTGGGATAAATCATATACTTCATCTTCATCGGATACGGCATAACAAACCGGATACGACGGTATAAAATAGGAGGCTTTCATTTTTCTTTGTCTCCATATTTTTCGTTGAAGATCGTAAATAAAGGCAGTATTTGCTTCTGTATTTTTTATGATAAGCTCACCAAAAGGATAATTGTATGCCAACAAAGGCTCGGTCAATACATTTTCTATCCCTTCCATATATACGTGTGCTGGGTTGGGAATATAATCAGCTTCGAGAGAGTCGGAAATTGATTTAGCAGAATAGCCGGAAAGAACAAATAATTTTCTATCGGAGGTAAAAGCCACAGCATTATCAAGAGATATAATGGAACGAGCATTGCTGCAAATATCCCTTGATACTGGAAACACATTGGAATAAATGACTTCTCCTGTACCGACTTGCATCATGTATATGCCCTCGTCGGTGAATACATATAGAGGAAATTGCCCGTATTGCCCTTGTGATAGAGCGGGCGTTGCGGCGGCCATGCCGATAATTTTACCGTTTCCTATGGTGTAGGTTTGCTCGACGGGAAATATAAATGGATTGTCCGTGGCAGAAACTTTAAGTTTGTTGGGGGTTGTCTCAATGTTATTCGAAGATTGGGGAGCCTCTGGTATTTCTGTTATTACTGTACCTGAAATTGTTATCGGATTTATCTCTCCCGTGGGTAGATAATATGCCAAATTGAGGAAGTCATGCGGAGTGAGATCGAAAGAGGCTGAGAAACGATAGTTTGTTAACGCACCCGATTCTTCTCTTACCCGATATATAATGGTTATCTCCATATTATAAGCCCGTGAATCGGGGTATGAGATATATGGGGAAAGGAGTAAAAGATTATCCCCGTTCGGTATGTCTTGGTCACGCACCACGATAGAAGTTCCTGATTCGGTTTTTATATAGGTTTTTGAAATGTATTTTATGACGTCTACGGTTGAACCGGCATAGGATATGAACATTTCGACAGGATAGCCATCATATAATTTTTGGGACGTACCTGAGATGTGCAACTTACTATTATAATTAAATATTTTTTCGGCAATGAGCCTATTATGAGAATAGGTATCATCTGTTAATGTGGGCTGATACACGAGGTTCTTTAATATGTCGGATAAATCGGGTATATCTGAAAGAGTATTATTATTGAATTTATCACTATCAAAATCGTATTGTGCAATGCGGTAGAAATTGGCAGTCTCTAATATTCGCTCTCGTAGTTTTTCGTCATTTGTGTAGAATAAATCTGTTTCCGTTTGTAACGGTAAATTCTTTTTATATGTATCAGTATCATCGTAATAAGGAATCTCCACCATGAATATATCTATTCCTTTATATATATCGGATTCTTTTAATGATTTATGAATAGTTATATCTACTTTTATTTTATAATAGTAATAATGTGCTGTAACATATCTAGATTCTGATTCTGATATATAGGCATAAAATGTTATTGGATCTCTTTTTATAAACAGAATAGGTGCTGAATGTAAAGTATATGTTCCATCATACATTCTTATAGCCCAACGTATAAGTGACACATCTTGAATTTTACCTTCCGATTTCAGAGTTGCAATAGGCTCATACACTTCCCCATACGGTTGTTCTCCACTACAACCTATTCCACCAGATACTAAGTCGTAGGGGAAATTTAAATTTTGTTTATTTACCTGTCCTTCTTCTGTTTTATTTATTTTTACAGTTATATCATCTTCATTTATAGAAATATTTTTGTAAACGTATGTGCCAGATGATCCATACAGATAACACAAGAAATAAAAAATACCACCGTCTGTTGATACAACAAGGGTGTTTCCCACGGAGGTTATATCATTTAAAACATCAATTTGATAAATAGGAACTCCGATTTTTGCTTCTGAACTTGCCCCGTCGTTGTAATACATAGGTCTCACGACTTTATCATTGCCATAACGATATGCTTCGTAGTAGATAGTGCTTCCATCGAAAGTAATCCAATTTTCATAACCATTGCCTTTGTGAATATAAATGAGTTCTCTATGATTGGAAATAGTATATATTTTCTTATTCACACCAGTCGGAGATATAGATCCAGTGGAAGTGTGACGGAGATTTACCATAGCGGTTAACTGCCCGTCTTGTGGATTTGAAGTGTCTAATACTATACCCGAAAAAGGAATGGTTTTCATACAAAATATTTTTTGTAAAACTAATGATGTTTATTGATATGTCGGCGTACGTGGTTGCCATTTGTTTACCTCATTGTTTTTTTGATGAAATCTCTTTTTTTAGTTTGTCTATCATTCTCTGAAATTTTGCAGCCACCCGTGGACAGTGTATTTTTAAGTTTCTATCTCGCTCGGCTTCGTAATAGGCTATTTTATATTTAATTTCTTCTTTTTTCATGAATATCTGTTCATTACATTTTAATTCTTTCCCAAAATATTTTTGGATTGGAATTATATTCTTTTATCTTATCGGTCAATAATTCCAGCTTTTTAATAGAGGCTCTATTATCATGCTCTATTATCTCTAATCTGCTAATTTCTCTTTTAAAATTTTCGTTTTCTTGTAACAAACACTTGTATTCATTCAATTGGTCTTTTAACTTGTCAATCTCACTTTTCAATGCCTCATTTGTAAATATCCTATAAACATGGTTTTCTGGATATATCAAATCATTCACATAAATAGCACCCACTTTATTTATGGCAGTAAGTAGGAATGAGATAGAATAAGCATCAATAGTGTAAATTTTAGAAGATTCAAGTTCGGCATAAAATGTACCATCGCTTTTTATAATCCCATTGTCAGTTTTGACAATTAACTTGTCATCTTCAATATAAACTTTTCCCATGTTAGTGATTTTAATTAGTAGTGAAAATATCATCTATACACTCGTTCACTCTGTCACATGTATCTCCAAAGGAAATGGCAAAAGATTCGTCGCCTACACGGTCTATGATGGATCGCAGGTCACGGGCGATGTGGTTGAACGCTCTCAGTTCTTCCAGCATAGGAAGGGTAACAGTGCCGTCGTATTTTTTCAGGAGTGAGAGCAAATCGACGGCGGAGGATTCTGCAATGTCCGCCAACACTGGGATTTTTCTCAGGAGGCGATTACATTTCTCTTTGTCCTCTTTGCTCATGGTGTCGGTGATTGTTTTTGCCGTGACTTGCTCTCGGGTTTGCAGTAGTCGGTCGTATTGCCTTCGTAAGTTGTCAAACAGAGCGAAGTCACCCCTTCTCAGAGCTTTCTCCATCTTCCGGCTGTACTCCTCTTTCAATATTTCAATGTCCATGATTTACTTGTCTTACACAATTATTTCAATATCAACTCTCTTGGTTCTTTATCTTCCCATTTTACTTCTAGGAATAAACTGTCACTTAATACAACAACAATAGTATTTTTGCCTTTAAATCCCCATGTACACTCACGTTTAAATGGTTTAGTTGAGTACATAAACAATTTTCCACTTTCGTCTCTTGCTATCCACATAACTTACTACTTCTTAATAATTTCATCATTTATAATAAACTGACCTCTAATTTCTGTCGGCAAAATATTCGTGATATTCGCTCTATGTTCTTCACCGTGCATAGATTTGAGCAACGGGTGTATTTCTTTGGGCATAGGAGCGGGACAATCTTCGCAATGTACTACCATTTCAAAATGTTGTTTTTGTCCATTCTTGTCCTTACTACCACAGCATTCACAATGAATAGGATAATAGAAATAAGTCCTTTCTAATGGTGCTTCTTTGCCACAGATTTCACATTTACCAAATTCAATTTCTCCCATGATTATTCCAAAGTTTAACTAATTGTTTTTCTGTATATGGTTCTTTTACACCCATATTTGCATTCACATACCATATTCCTATGGAATCAACAAGTATGAACTCATTTATCTTTATCTGGTATATCTCACTATCGGGGTGTGCTTCTTTTACAGCAATTAAGGTATCTCCATTTGTATAGCAGCTTGTTAGTATAAGCGATACTAATAAAAGCAATAAAAATTTCTTCATAGTTACTCCTCCCACTCGATTTTAATTGTACCTAAGTAAGATACGCTATTGTCAACACCCTTTTTAGCAATTTCTTTTGTTTCGTACACACTTATTCCTGTTTCTATACCATCATAACTTGTGTATATATTAATCCACCCCTCTTTCTTCTGGGGGAACATCATGAGGTCGTATTTATTATGATTGATTATATTCTCATTACAAATTCCGTCTAAGGTATAATCAATAACCTCCTCACATTCTGCATTTTTTGAATCAACTACAAGAGCAATAATGGGGCAATCTTCACCATGTCTATCAAAGGAAATAATCCTTGCCTTTCTTCCATCTCTTGTACATACTGGCTTACCAGCTTTGGCTGCTTCAAGGTCAAAGGGTTTAAGATTACTTGCACAAACCTTTTCAGGTATGGTATCTCCTAATTGGAAAACATTTTCTACTATCCATTCAAAAGTTACTTCTTTGGGGTTTCTATCAATCGCCCAAAGACCGCAAGTAGAATCATAATAATGTTCTAATTCCTCATAAGTCAATTTCTTTTCTTCCATATTTTCTAATTTTAATTTGGTTTCTATTAAAAATGAGTCTTTATCACAGGAGTCAAAATTGCACGCTTGCTCTTTAAACAAACAGTGCACACATGAGTATCCGTCAATAGACCTTAATCTTTGAAGCACTTTATCCTCATAAACAAAAGGCACTCCGTCCTTTTCAAGTTTCTTGAAGATTACAGACGTATTATCTTCTCTATGCCTCCAAACACAAGTAACTATTTTTACCCCATTATTATCACAACAAAGCCCTCTTAAATCACACAATTTGCAACTGTGCTTTTGCGGTACATGAATACACTGATACCACTCACCGTTGTACTCAAATATTTCTCCTACTTTTCTTTCCATAATCATATTTCATTTTAAATCGAATATCTTGCTTGAATCCCTAATAGAATCAATAGACATCTTGGCACTCATTTGCCCCATAAATTCAGCAAAATCCATCGCCAGATTCCAACTAGACCATCTATGAGTAATCTCTACTAGTTCAAAAGCATTTAGTAATACCAATTTTTCGTTTTTCTCTTTCAGATCATTTACCGCATTTCTTACTCTGTGATAAAATTTGTCATTATATCTTTTTGCGTTATATGGTTCCGCACCTTCTCTTGGTTCAATACTACGATATTTAACCGAAAACGAAGGAAGTTTATCTTCGCACATTGCATTATATACATCACTCTCTACCGGGCCATATGGCATAGCATAGAAATTATCGAATATGTCTAAAAGGTCATCGCCTCCATCTATCTTAGGAGCAGCAGCCAAAAACAGCAGTTTCATGGCTGTAAGTTTAGGAAACGGCTTGCCCTTAATCGTTTATCCCGCCACTCTTCAAAAAGGTGGAGCATATAATCAAATGCCTCTATTTTATCTACTTTCATAATTTCACTTTACCAGTTCGAAATCATACACAAATACATAGGGATTGTTCTCCCATGTGCCTTTACCGCTTATCTTGTCGATTAAGTATGAATAAGCCCCTTGTGGCGTGCAAAAAGGATCTGTTTTTAATGTCGGAATATAATATGCGTCCATAAAATGGGTATCTTCACTGCCGACTTTGCCTTTTATTATTCCCTCTTTCAAACAATCTTCATCTGAAATATCTTGTAACCGTTCAACACGTACATTGGTTATGCGGATTTGGTGGGGCATAAGGCCGGCACGGACAAACATTTTGTTGAAGTATCCGCTTCTTTTAGGCATTATTGGATACCCTTCCTCGTCAAGCTCATAATCAGGAAGATTTCCACAGTCTACATAGCTCTGTGCCACTGCAACACACTCTCCTTTCCTGTATCTTTTGCACGACTTTTCATATTCAGTTCCTAATACAAAATTTATGTAACAGCCTAACAGCTCATTACTAAGACTAAGACCGTAAGCATAACCCTTCCAGCAAATTCCGCAATTATCCTGATATGTCGGCTGAGGAGTAATTATCCGCCTTGTCTGTGTTTTTAGACCTTCAAGTACGGCTTGGGTGAGTCCGTATTTATCATTGAACATTATTTTCTTCATATTTCAATCGCCATTAATTAGATAAACTTCTGTAACCTCGTCGTCTCCATATATCTTACCCATAGAATAGACTTTTAAATTATTAAAGAAATCGCCACTATCTGAAAGATAAAACACTTCGGCTGACTTATCTGGAACTTTCATAAGTTCGTCAATCAATTCTTGTACTGTCATACTATTTTACTTTTTAGTTTTCTACATTTCTTACATGTAAGCAGGATAACATCGCAATTCGGATAACGGGTAGTATGTAATATTATCCACTCGTGTGAACATTGGAATTTTATCAAACATTCTTTCATAATACAACACTGTTAATTAAACTATTGAATGAAAGCGGGAAAATCCACATACTCTGCCGTTATATCATCAAGAACGGTAAAAAGATTTACCCTAAAAGGTCTAAATACTTTTCGTTCTTGGTGAGCGATAAGAAAAGTGCGTGATTTCGATTTCTATGGGAATGTACAGGCATTCCCTTTCATCTCTACTCCTCCTTCTTTTTCGGTTTGTATCCGCCTATTTTATAATCGTATTCAAAGCAGTTCGGACAGTATAGCTTATCATCGATAATTTGCCAGCCCATATAAAGAGCATCTTCTATGGCCAGTCTTTCTTCACTCCATACAAAACCTTCTTTATTCATACAAGTTTTACCACAATTGTCGCACTCGGCTTGGTACACTTTTGCTTCCCGTATCATATAAATTACTCCTGTTTATTGGTTAATAAATCTTCTATGTATGCCCAACTTTCTACCTCTGCCTCTTTGACAAAGGTTTTGTAATCTTTTTCCGATAGGCTTTTCCCTCCGACAAATAAGCCATACGATTTCGTCTTCACTAATATACGCCTGCCGTATTCCGGAATTTCGCTCTTATCATGCCATGTGTTTTTCAGATAGTATTCCACGCCGTTTGCGAAATCGCAACGTTGGTTGTCGATGACTTCTCTTTTGTAATTAGACAGATAATTTTCTGTATAATTCTTTTTCATGTACTCATCGAAACTCTTTTCAATTGTTTTTTCGTTCATTTCTATTCCTCCTTTATAATTTCTTTCATGAAACAAATCCAGTGTGTATTAGATCGTTTACCGGATATATGCCCGAATATTGGTCTTTCTGGTGTGAGTTTGAGAACTTCCGACACTTTGATGTCGGTCTCGTTCCATTTGAAAATCAAAAATCCTCCGGGTTTCAGGACTCGAAAACATTCTTTAAATCCCTTTGCCAGCATATCACGCCAATCTGAATACAGAGCTCCGTATTTAATTTGTTGGTAGCCTGTTGGCGATGCTTTTTCGTTCAAACTTCCGTACATATCTGCCATCTTTGACTTTCCAGCATTCCTTAATAAGTGAGGCGGATCGAAAACTACCATCGAAAAAGATTTATCCTCATAGGGCATATTTGTAAAGTCGGCTTGTATGTCGGGATTTACTTCAAATGATCTACCATCGCATAAATGAGTAGATACCTTTCGAATATCTTGAAAAAGAACTCTTTCGTCATGTTTGTCGAAGTAGAACATCTTTCCCCCACAACAGGCATCTAATATCGTTTTTCTCATTGCTCTCCTCCTTTCTTCAATTCAGCAATGAGGGCATCGGCACATTCTATTGCATATTGCGCTTGTGCCATTGTATTTTTGAATCCTGTTGTATCATTGTTATGTTGTTCAGCAGCAGTCATCATATCTTTCGCTATCTCATATCTGCGTTTCTCCCAATCAATATTTTTTTCAAATTCAAGTGCAAATGAAGGTATTATCCTATTATCTGTCGTATGATATGCAGGGCACGAAATATGAACAGTACCTTTTTGTTTAACCTCCACTATTTCTCCTGTTCCTTTAATTTTTGCTTTCATTGCTCTCCTCCTTTCTTATTATCGTACTTCTCACAGTTTAACTTATATCCATAAGCGAGCATTCTCAAAAAGTTTTCATCAAGTCCAAAATCAAACTGTTTGTCATCGCTTACAACAGAAACACATAAACTTTTGTCGCAAAAATCAATATACGCTTTTGCCGTTTGATTGTTATCTGTAATAATTATCGTTTGTGATTGAATCGTGTTCATCATTTCTTTCATTTCGTTCCTTATCTCCTGTTTTGAAAGTTGAATTCCATGCCAATAGTAATGCTCGTTCATTGAAATCGTGCATCTCGGCTTTTTCAAACTCTCCTTTGTTATCACATTTTATCATCATTGAGCGCTCCTCGTCTATCAAGCGGGATATTTTCTTTCGCATCCTGCTTCCTGCATCGCGAAGCAGGGTATAATATTCATCTCTTGGAATAGTATTTATTGTTCTTCTCATTTATTCTCCTCCTTTCATAAGTTCGATTTCTCTCATATTCTTTTCTTTTTATAATTTATTGAAATAAACTGATTTGTATTCTTTTCAAAACTTTTTCATTTGCGTCGTTATAAAATTGCTTGTTGACCTCGAAGCCATATGCCTTTCTTCCCAATGAGGCTGCCGCATACAGGGTCGTGCCGCTTCCTGCGCACGGGTCGATGACAACATCGCCCTTGTCCGTGAATATCTCTATCAACCGTTTGAGGAGCGGGACAGGTTTCTGGCAAGGGTGGCATTTGGGCGTGGTGTTGTCCCTCACCCAGTCGAAGCAGTTGAAAATCATTCTCCCGTTGTTGTTGAATTTGGGCAACTTGTCCCGATAAAGGATAAGACCGTATTCGCAGTTGCCGACGACCTTCATGTTTGCTTTCAACACTTGCGCCGAGAAGTCCTTGCGGAAAACCAGCGGTATGTAGTGATTTAACCCGTATTTGCGTCCTAACTCTATGAATTTGAATTGCTGTTCGTACTCGCAGAACAGTATCATGCAGGGGGACTTGCCGGCTTCTTTCGGTTCTTTCACGAGCATTTTGGAACAGAAGTGCATGAACTCGGACGGACGGAACTCGCTGTCGGACGAGAAGAATTGTTTGCCTGCCAATGCGCTCTCGCCGTTCTTGTTGTCGCCGTCGATATACCATGCGGGGTTGCTGGCGTAGGCGTTATTCGCCAAATTATACGGCACGTCGGCTATAATCAGCTGCGCTTTTGGCAGCCCATAGACTTTATAATTCTGGAACGAATCGTTGTAAAGCTCTATGTCTTTCATACTTAACTTTCCTTTTTGCTGTATTTGTCGATAATTTCTTGAATCTGATCGGGTGTCGCTTTCTCCTTTTCACGTAGCTCTCTCTCCCTTTCCTTTTCCTCCTGCCTTTTCTTGTCCTCATAGAACCGCAATAGTTTCTCTCTGTCGGCTCTGAACTCTCGAAGCGACCTTGTTATCACCATAGGGTCGAAAACTCCGTAGAACGTCCCGTAAAGCCCTTGTTTGAACCGCTGGAAGAATACCATGAACTCGGTGAGCTTGAAATCACCATAGCCGGAGATGATGATACGGGCTATCTCCTCGTATTCCTTTTCCGTCATTCCGTCCTTGCGGACTCCCGAAAATTCGGCGAGGTCGAGAAGCTGTATTTCCAGCCACGACTCGGCGATGTGGCCCCCGAACGTCCTCGATACACGGGCTATGCTCGGAGCTTTGCCGATAAAGCATCGTTCGAGGCTCTGGCAATAGCGGCCTTGATTGTCGGGGCTAAAAAGGCAGAGCAGATTCTCCCCCGTCTTGTAGGTTGCCAGTATCTCCCGTTGCCAGCTTGGTGGCGATGGCTTTTGCAAACTCTGCAACTCGCTCCTGTTTGGTCTTTCCGGTAGCAGCTCTTCTATTTTTTTCATACTTTTTCTCGTTGTTTGCCCATGTGGCAAGCCTTTTCGATAGCTCCCATGTGGGCTGTTTCTCGAATCTCATTTTCGTTTGGGAGGCGTTCATCTCCGACCAATAGTCGAAGAATGCCCGAAGCATTTCTTTCCCGTACTTGTCGGCATAAGGGATAAGGGAATGATAAAAGGCTTCTTTCCTTTCGTGCGTGGCGGCGGACGCCGCTTTTTTCTTTATACTCTCGTTAGAGAGTATTTCTTTTTTATTATCCTTTTCCTTATCCTCTCCTATTCCTGCACTGATTGTTCCGTGATTTTTCACTGATTGTTCCGTGATTTTTTGCAACTCATTGTAAATAAACTCCTTCGGCACATTCAATTCTTCAAAATTCGGTCTGTTTATTACTTGATGACGACTGAAATTTGGCAGATAGTAGAATTCCTCTTCCTTATAAGAGAACAGACTAATAAATCCATTTATCAGAAGCTCTTTACAGAACTTGTTGAATTGTTGTAGTTGAATTTGGTCGTATGGGAATATTTTCGATTTGAGCCAAATCGGATCGGCTATTATAGTTCCGGCATCGTCGCAGAACGTCCACATACCTACGTATAGGAGACGAGCGTCTCGGCTAATCTTCCCTATTTTTGCATCGTCCCAAAACTTGGGCTTTATGGTTCTAATACGTGCCATAGTACATTAATTCAATCATTTCTCTTTTCTTTGATAGTGAATGCCCACCCGTTCAGGGTCTTGTGCTTGTCAATCTCTCCGGTTTTGCATAGCTCGTTTATCTCAGATTTGAGTGACCGGATAACCACCGACTGTATCTCGGTAAAGCTCGCTATGGAGGGCTCCTTGTTATTCTTTTTCTTTTCCTCGATAATGGAGGATATAACTTGCTTGGCTATAATCATGGCTATTCTTGTTTTAACAATTCTGGGTTATGAGAATACAGCCGGCAGGTACTTGTGCCGGTAAACGTTTTTCAGATAGGTTATCATTTGGTCGTAGCTCTTGATAAAGCCCTCGTTGATAAGGTCGGCGACTTTTCTTTCCAGCTCGTACAATTCCCGCTGTTTCTTTTCTTCGCCGTATTGGTTGCGGATATTCCTTTCATGCTCGTTGAACACAATCCAGTTCAACGCTTCGCCTACTTTCTGCATGGCTTGGGGCATGAAGTCTTTCCGAACGATCTTTGAAACGGCCGAGCCTAGTTTGTTGTAGGCATCGCCGGCTTCATTGCGATACTTTATCATTTCGTCTTGTACGAATTTCAGAACCTTTACTTTGAATGCGGGATTTAGCCACATCGCAAAATCTAAAAACATAAGAGGTGTCATCCATGTACCTCCATTTTTACCTCGTGTTACCACAACTATAGATTTTGGAAAATCCTTATAATCATCACTTTCTAAAAGACGGGAATTCCCGTCTTTAAATTCGGGTTCCTCCATGATAGCTTTAACAAATTCTCTCGTTTCTTTTAATCTGAGATAATCTCCTATCTTCTTGGTATTATTTTTATTAGCACTATTCCACTGCACAATCAAATTCGTACAGTCGAATTTACCGTCACAAGTCCGTTGAGATACTTTAAAATCACCCATTGGACGAATCATAATTTGGTTCGTTTTCATAGCTTTAATTTTAGTTGCATGGAATATTTTAATATAAAATGTTGCCGGGAAACGGAATATTTTTTACGCATTTGTTGCCGGCAAGCGGTAGAGTTTATAAATTCTTCTGCTGTCATATCATTTGTTTATTCTAGATTATCATTTCAATCGAAAAGTGTTTTTGGCTTTTCATCGGGAAGAAACAGCCCATTTACAGCTAATACCTTTCTCATGGCTTCTCGATAAATAACGCCGTTGTTCGTATAGTTCATGAAGTGATTGTACATCTTAGGGTACAACTCATAGCAAAGTTGAAGCCTGTTATCGTCTTTGAATTGGCAACCATATCCGCAGAACATACAGCCTGTTCGTTTTGCCCCTTTATGGTATATATCTGCAATTTTCAATCCCCTCTCTCTTATGTATGCCCAAATGTCATCTTCAAGCCAAATTGATAGAGGCTTTGAATTGGTTGTATCGTCAAATTGATTACAACCACCAGCTTGTAAGTATTTCATCTGACGCTGAATGCTTTCAGATGCCATTTCTCCGCTTATTGGAAACAACCCGCTTGTTATATGATATTCATGAAATGGCTTTTTCTTTAATTGATTACAGCATTTTTCGCTTACATCAAACTTTTCGTCAATCAAAAACATCCATTTCTTCGCCAACTTAAATATACTATGACGTTTTACTACAAAATTTTCAAAAACTTTGCCGTCTGGTTTTTTTCTCACCTTACCTATTATAGCAGATGTTGATTTACTGATAAGTGGGAATCCATATTTTTCAAATACTTGGGCTGGTTTTAATGTTGGATATATAATCTCAATGTCATATCCTTCTGTATTTTTAAGCTCTCGGACGAACCTAACTATATCGGGATATTCATTACCCGTATTGCAGAAAACAGCCTTTATATCGGGTTTGACGATACGGCATAAATCAAGTAATACGGTACTGTCCTTTCCGCCACTGAACCCAACGTAAACCTGACCGTTTAGACGTGATACGAATTGGTCTATCACACCGAGGCTGTGGTCTATCTTTTGGCGTAGGGTCCAGCTTTGTCGCTCTCTTAATTCTTTCAAGTCCATATATCACTTATTAAAGTTTGATTCAACGACTTTGTATTTAATGGGCAATCCGGAGCAGGTGATAGCGAGCAGGGCAGAGTCCCTTTCTTCTTGGTTGCTGCGGGGTCTGTTAAACTCTATCCCGCTCATTTGGCACAACCGCTTCAATTCTTCATGGGTGATCTTGCCGTCTTTCCCTTGCCAGCACTTGCGCAATGGGGATTGCTCCATGACTTGTATTCCGTAATGACTCAGCATTTCGACTATCTTGCGACCGGTCTCTTGGTTGCGACCTACATGCTCGCCTTTCTTGGCTGCGCTCGCCCGTGTGTCTTTCGGTGACAAGTGCCAGTTGGATTTGTTCTTCCAACCTGCCTCGACATATACCGCCACTCGTTCATCGTTTTTCTTGCAGTGCTCATGAAGTTTTTTTATGCCCTCTACCAACAAGGGGAATGGGCAAACACTCATCTCCATTTTCATTTTCCTTGTTTCCAATACGGAGTAGCCGCTGCGCTCAACGTCGGGGTCTATCCCTATCACTACATCGTATTTTATTTTTCTGTTGTATGTGGCTTGTTCTTCCATTATATTGTATCTTTCTCTTTTTGTTCGGCAGGCGGGACTCGAACCCGCAACTGTATATTCGCTCCTTATACTCGACTTATACCGCTCTCCCGTTTGAACCACTGCCGATACCACCTAAAACACTTATGGCTAATTTCTCCCCGCAGTTCCTACTACCGTATGGTGCTCGACCACGTACCCGGATCGGCTTGCGGGGAATGTCTCACATTATGCTCCTATATCAGGTCTATGATTTTTGTCTTTTGAATTGCATCGAGTCGCATATCTTCGAGCCCTTGCCTCATGTGTTCTTGCATGAGGCAAGGGCTTCGGTGATGTCTTTGGCGCATACAAGGTTGTAATACTTGTTCTCTTTCTCGTTACCGTTTTCATCGGTGAATGTGGAACATTCGGATAACTTGTTTTTTACCAAGATATGTGTATCGCATGCATAAGCGTAACCATCTTTAAAATGGATATATGAAAATACAGGTCTGAAATAGTCGTTTCTACTGCATGCCAAGTCCATTCTTAGGTCTTTGTTGAAATTATGTCTAGTCTTCATCGCTTTTATTCTTATCGGTTAAAAACTTCTTTGAACTTCTCGTCGAGGGCATTCAATATTCTCATTCGCTCAGCCGCTCTACCTTGATTATCAGTAGTGTAAATTCTCATTAACAATTGCTCTCGTGAGCCACAAAAACAGCCACATGTATAAAATGGAGCAACATTGGGATAGTTGTGTTTATACCAGATATGAGTAGTACCTTGTACTGACACATAGGTATCTTTTACCGTAAATTGAAGTTCTTCCGCTTCGTAATCGGGCATGTTGGGGTTCCCTGCCGCATAACGGCGGACAATACAGTCGCTGTCCTTTGCCAGTTCTGTGAGTACATCGGCGGGAATGTTGGGATTCCCTGCCGCATTCTTGCGGACAACAGAGTGGCTGTCCTTTGCCAGTTCTGTGAGCACATCGGCGGGAGTGTTGGGGTTTCTTGCCACGCTAACGCGGACATCACAGTCGCTATTTAAGATCTCATTTTTGTCCATTGTATTTCTTATTTAATTGTCTGACTTTATTTCTCATCAATCTTGCCAGCTCTTTATGCCGGTAGTCGTCGGACTTTTCCAACGCTTTTGCCGATCTCGATAGTAAGCTGGTGATAGATGTTAGCTCTTGGGGAGTCATGGTTAAAAGGGTAAATCATCTACTACCTGATTCCGGGAATTGTCTTCCTGCGGTTTTGGCTTGATAGGTTTTAAATCGCCGATAAGATAATTCGTACCGTCTTTCCGTTCTTCCGGCTTGGGGGCACAGCTTATCGTGTGAGTATGCCCCCATTCAGATGCCAACTTTCGCTCCCATACCGTTATGTTCAAGTACTTCTTTCCATTCTTACCTTCCTTGATTACCTCTTTGGGTATGTCGGAGAGGCAAATGCTTCCGTAGTAATTCATATTCTTATTATTTTATGTGATAGTCTTTTATTCGCTGGAATATTTCTCCACGACTCTTAATTTGATCTATAACCGTGTCGTCTCTGGGAATAGTTACCCGTGTGATTTCATTGTCTTTGATTTCACGGTTCCAATTTTTTTCGTCGTTGTATTCGAAAACACATAGGAATGCGAGGGTGGCTTGGTCAAGACCTGAACAATAGAGTTGTTCTTGCACTTGGTTGTAATAATGTTTCTTGTATTTCCTGACATAGGCCAGTTTTTCGGAGTTGCTTTCCAACGGGACGATTTTATCGAAATATTCATCGAATGAGACCGTCTTCAACTCGATGAATGCCTTTAACTTCCCATCGTCTATCTCGGCAAAATCAAGAGAGGCTTTGAAAACGTCCATCTCAATACTCTGTACCTTGTATTGGCTGACATAGCAAAACGGGAGTGTCTTGCCGTACACGTCTTCGAGAATAGCACCGGTGCGCAATGCATCTATGGGACTTGCCAATGCGTTGTAGTGGGGCTTTTCTCCGCTTACGAAACGCTGTAACAGTTTGGCATAGGAGGACGAGTGTATGTCCGACAATAACGCCGTGATGTCGCCGCTTCCGATATACATCGTGTCTGTTATCATATCGTTCCTTTCTTTTTCGCACTGGTGTACAAGGTGTCTATTTCGGAGTCTGTAAGCTCGTCTATCGATTCCCTTCCGAACATTTTCAATGCGGCTTGGTAGTAGGTGCTGTTTTTATAAAGAAGATTGTATATTATAGCCCTCTTTTCAGAAAGTGGCGTTTCACTCTTTTCTTCCTTCGATTTCTCGGCATCGGGATCTTCGCCGGTGGCTATCTTGTAGGCGTTCAACAAGGCGTATTTCCTTGCATAGGTGGAAGCTTTGCCAAAGCCCTTATCGCCAGAATCAAGTCCCCTTCCGAATGTCTCTATGTCGATATATTCAGAAGGGTTGTCTATATTGTAGATTCGGGTCGTCATCTTGACTATATCGACATATTTTATCGTTTCCATACCTTTGTTTGCAACCCGTAGTATCTCACTTTTGACGAGTTCTTGTTTGAAAGGTACGCTCACGATACCATGTTTGGATTCTGCTTCTTTAACAGCTAGTGTAACATCTTGGTCTCCTACCGCATTGTAGGCGTTTTTCCCTTCTCCGACAACCAATTTTTTTTCTATATTTTTTATTTCGTTGGCTACGGATTGTATTTTTTGGAATATGTTCTTTGTTTCCATCTCGTTTCTTTCTTTTTATACACCGCATATCCTCCCGGACGGGCGGTGAATATGCTTGATTTATATGGAACTATAATTTATTTCTTATCGGTTTGTTGTTGCCCTGCAAGAGCCATCGACGACAGTGCGAACAGGGATATGCTTATCACCAGTTGCCAAAGGTTGGCGTTGATGAGCGAAGCGACTACCCCGAATATCGAGGAAAGCATAAGCAGTATGGCGAGCAGGGTAAATAACTTGTAGAATATCATGACTGTTATATTTGGAAATTACCGTTAAACTCAAATTCTTCATTTCCACATTCGTCGAATACGGTTACCGTGTATTCCGTATCGATGTAGCCACTGTCGGAACGTGGCGTTAAATAGTCGCCGTTGTCCCACTCCTTGTGATTGTATGCGTCGTAATGAATGCGGACGTCGGCGTTTTTGTCGATCAAATCTACTTCATAGTTTATATCTCCGTCGAGATAATGACCGTCCATGTTTTCTCCTATATGGTCGTCAAGAAAACTTTCTACCTCGTCCTGTATGGTTTTTAGTTTCTGAATATCGGCTTTTACCATAGCGATAGCGGTTTTGTAGATGTCCGTGGCATCACACATGAGGTCTTCCCGGTATCGACGCATGCTCTGCCAGTCTTTCGGGTCGCAATCTTCGAGGTAGGATTTGGCTATTTCTTCCTCGTTCATCGATAGTATCTTGTTGGCGACCTCGTAGTTTTCTACCCCGCCTCCCAGATAAAATTCCTTACATTTCAATTTGTAAGGAGAGTTGTCGTATTGGTCGTTGAAATCTTCCCTTGCCTTGTCGTATCGTTTCTCGATTGTTGACCGTGGGATAATACAAGTTGTGTTCATGTTCACAGGTTTATTTAATTTCGTTCCCCTGCAACAGATGACTGTTTTTTCAACCCGAATCCGACGGGCAGGGGAAATATAGGGTAATGGAAAGCTGTCTGAACTATTCTTGCCTAGAAAGGCAATCCCTTTCTCTCTCCATTTTTTGTTCGTTTCTATTCATTGAACTTGGTGAAGCGTGCCCGGTTGCCGAATTACCGGATATTACTTACACGTCACGACTTCGTTACTTCACCCCGACCCGTCGCAAGTCTCGGCGTTCCCGCTATTGCGACTCTCGGTGTTCTTCACGTACGCCAACATGTCAATGAGCTTTTTTGTGGGGAGGCGGGAATCGAACCCTTGCTCGCTCCGAAGAACCGATACCCAACATACTGGTTCTTTTATTCGGTTGCTCTACCGTTGAGCTACTCCCCTATTTTCGTTAAACTTTATTCATGTACTTAATAAGAGCATTTTTAGAGTATCGCAATGATCCATTTATTTTTACACATGGTATTACTTTACGTTTCTTGTATAGAGTAGATTTCGATAATCTCATGAAGTCGGCAGCTTCATCGACAGTGAGAAACTCGTCTGTATCCTCGATAACAAGATTCTCCGCTACCGTTCTCAGTTCCTTTCTTACGAGTTTATACAACTCCTCGGCTATCATTTTTGCGTCAGTCCGATTCATGCTTTTATCTTTTTCGTTTTTCTCTCGGCTGGTTTATCCTACCATCTTGTGTGAGACGATTCCGCCCTTTTTGAGAGCAAGCTCCCTTATTCGTTCTGGCTGCTCTCCGTCCGTGCGAAAGTTTATCGCCCCGTAGACAGTGCGGTCTGTACAACCTACCTCGGCGGCTATCTCCTTAATAATCTTTGATGGGATACTGATGTATTTTACTTTTCTCATTGCTTTTTTACATTTAATCGTTTATATTTGCACATTATGGTTTTTGTTTCAATCTTGAAATAAGTTCGTTTCAATGATTACAGAGGCAAAGATATAGACTATACTCTAATATAACAAATGAATTGCGGAATATAGTCTAATTATTAACAACTTTTAATTATGTGCACTATGAACGCAAAAGACAGAATACAGCAATATATTGATTACAAAGGAATTAGTAATAGTAAATTTGAAATAGAAGTAGGTCTATCAAATGGATATTGGAGAAAAACGAAAAGTATATCTTCTTCCGTAGTCGAGAAAATACTTAGAATATATTCCGAATTAAATCCATTATGGGTATTAACAGGCGAAGGCGAGATGTTAAGGCCTGCGACTATATCAACGAGGGATAACCTGAATATATCTGGCGGAAATAAAGGTAATATACGTCAAGGAGATGTTAATAATAACATCTCTATATCATTGCCGGAAAAAGGTACTCAAAAAATTATTGACCCTGACGGAACAGTCACAATAGAGAATACTAGTTCAAGCGTCCAAAATAACCTGAACGAAATAGACATGCTTAATCAAAGGATACAATACCTCGAAAGAATCGTTAGTGGACATGAGGCTACAATAAAGTCTCTTGAAACAACAATAAAATCCAAAGATGATTTAATATGTATTTTGAGGGGCTCATTAGATAAACAAGATTAGATGGTTAACAATCGCAATATACTAAATAATTTCTTAATATAAGAAAAACTAATATAATAGTAAAGTCATGAAAGAATTAATTAATAAAATACTTAGTGTGAACAATCAAAAATATATATCTTATTATTTGAACAATGATAAACACAATGAGCACAAAAGATAGGAGTGGCGGAGTTCCCCATAACAGTTCAGAAGACTCTCAATGTCACTTTTGAGGTGTCGCTGCAAGATGTTTTCAGGCTGTAATGGTATTACTGAGTATGTCGTTGAAATGAAAGCAATATAAAATGTCCAAGTTTGAAGAAGGGTGTATATCAACTATACTTTTTTTAATATACATTCCCCTTATTATTGCTATTACAGTTTTGTTTCCTATCGAGACAATAGTATCATTATCAAAAATAGCTTATTCAAAAGGTATATTATTTACAATTGTTATTCCGGTAACATTTGTATTTATTATAGTTATAACTACATTATTAGTGACACTATCATTCAGATATAAAAATAAAGTAAAACGGCACAAAAAGGAGATTGATGAAATTATAGAAATTTACAATCGAAAAACAAAAGAGCTAGAGTATGATTATAATAAAAAAACAACAGAACTCAATGATAATTACAAATCAAAATTAAATGATTTATTAAAAAGAGAAGGAATCATTAAACATGTGCTTGATTCTAAAACGCCTTTTAAATATGTTGCACAAATGGCAGCAGATTTGTCAACATATTTATATGAAAAAGATGAAAATTATTTGAGATATAAACCTCACCCAGCTATCAGCGCAGCAGAAAAACTCAAAGAAATAAAAGAGACCACTAATAAAGAACTTGTATTCTACAAAGAAATTGAGTATAAATACAATTTTATTATTGGGTCATTTCCCGAACTAAAATTATACATAGATAATGACACCGAATTATTAAGCATGGCTGAATATTTATCATATTCGGACTTGCAAGAGAATCGAGATAGGAGTAGGGATTTTCTTAGTAATGACGAATGGAATAAGTTAACTGTTTCACAACGAAATCAATTGGCATTAGATAGATATATACAAAAGAGAAAAAAGTCGAATTGGGCTATTGGTCGTGATTATGAAATGGCTTGTGCTTATTCATTACGAGAGAAAGGATTTAGTGTTGAAATGCATGGCATTGAAAAAAGATATGGAGATTTAGGTCGGGATTTGATTGCAACAAAGTTTGGTCACACATTATTTGATGAAGATAGTAAAAAAGGAGAGATATTTATCATACAATGTAAATGCTGGAATAAGGACTTACATATAACAGAAAATGTTTTAATGCAACTGTTTGGGACGACAATAGCGTATCAAATCGAGAACAAAAAAAATTTCGGAAATGGAATAAAAATTATTCCTGTCTTGATGATACCTCCTTTTACAAAATTGTCTGATATGGCTAAAAATTTTGCAGAAATTCTTGGAATAAAAATTATGATACAAGAATTTATAGACTTTCCCCGTATTAAATGCAATATTAACGGTAATGATAAAATATATCATCTCCCATTTGATCAGCAATATGACACTGCACAAATAAAGAATAAAGGTGAATTTTATGCTTATACAGTAGCGGAAGCAGAAGAAAAGGGATTTAGAAGAGCCCATAGATACAAGGGAAATAAAAATAATTAAATACTCAACTAATATGAAAAAACTAATAACCGCATTACTGTTTTGTCTATCGTTGACAATGACATCTTGTACAGAATACCTCCTATATTATCAAACTTATACGGTAGAAAGTGAGTTGGAACAAAATGAAGGCTCACTCAAATATGAAAACAAGGACTGCGCATTGTATTATAATCTGTGGGCAGAATGCGGAAATCCGGGATTCGTAATGGAAAACAAAACCGATAATGATATATTCGTATTGATGGACAGGTCGTTCTATATACACAATGGCGTGGCCTATGATTATTATGCCAATAGGGAAATAACGGAGGGTTATACTTCGACATATGAAGAGAGTATAAGTATTGACGGGAAAGTCATATATCCCTATTATTCGTTTTTTAATCCGATCGATGCAACAAAAAAAGTTGGATATGGCACTAATCATGTTTCTTCTATAACTGTAAAAGAACAGCCGGTAATATGTATTCCCCCTCACTCAGCAAAATACATTCCTGTACGTTATCCAATAAGCGATGGAAATCGACTCTATCATGAAGGTTCGGTAAGCCCTGAACAATCACCATATATATTCACCAACAGGATTTCGTACAAATCGAACAATGAAGATTCTATCAAGCACATAGAAAACGAATTTTGGGTGTCCAATATAGAACAAATCAAACCACATATTGGTTTCCCAAATAAATCAGTAAAACGAGAAAAAAAAGAGAACATACTTGTAGACGAAGAAAAACCCAACAAATTTTACATCAAGTATTATGAAAAAAAATAGCCTCTTTTAGGAACAGAAAAACACGATATTTATTGATATGAAAACAAGTCTGACATCACTAATCTTGTTATTTGCATTGTGTTATTTTCTACATAATATTAGCATTACGTAACACTGCAAAAGTATATACAACTGTGATACGATGTAAACAAATAAATGCATAAACATTTAAATAACAGGGATTTACAATTTATCGGTTAATCCTTCCCGGACAACAAAAA